AAACGCTTCATTCATTAGCCTTTCATACATTGGGAATGAGTGAAGAAAGTGTGATGCAACCAGTGCATTATGAACAATTAGGAAAAGAACTAAGTATAAGAGTTAATTATTATTCAGAATCAGATGAAAGTGGTTATTTAAATTGTGATAATGAATATTTTAGATTGATTAATAAGGCAAGGATCAAGAACATATCCATTGAAGATGAGTTTAATACTAATGAATGGAGTAGAGAAATTGATTTTGAAGTATTAAATCATATATATGAAAATTTTTTAAACTATAAAAAGTCTTATAATCTTTATGATTATACAGACATGATCACTCAGTTTGTACATAATAAAGATAAATGCCCTACATTTGATGTTGTATTTATTGACGAAGCACAAGACTTATCTCCTATTCAATGGAAGATGTTTGATATTTTAAATGAAAGATCAAAAGATATTTTCATAGCAGGGGATGATGACCAGGCCATCTTTGCATGGGCTGGAGCTGATGTTAATAGATTTATTAATCAACCGGCAAAAGAAGAAGTATTACAACAATCAGTGCGTATACCACAAGCAGTTCAAGAAATATCAAATATTATATTAGATAGAATACAAGGTAATAGAAAAGAAAAAATTTATTTTCCTAAAAAAGATAAAGAAGGAAACATTGTGCAAGGAAAAGTAGAATCAATATTTAATTTTGACAACATAGATATTAACAATGGTAAGTGGTTAATATTAACAAGAACTGTATATAGAGCTTTAGAAATATCAAATCAATTAAAACAAAATAATCTCTATTATAAAAATATGTATGGCAAAAGTTATGATAATAAACTTTATAAATCAGTTTTAAGGTGGACTTCTTTAACAGAAGGTAATGAAATATCAATTGCTGACTGTAAAGATTTATATGATTATTTAGAAGAAAATTTTAATGAAGATAAATTTAAAAATAAATTAACAGTTACTATTGACGATCTTGGATTTAACAAAGATATGAAATGGTATGATGCCTTTGTAAATGTTGATCATAATGAAGAATTTTATATTAGAAGTATGTTATCTAATGGAGAAAGATTATCTGAAGAACCAAGAATAGAAGTATCAACCATTCATGCAGCAAAAGGAGGTGAATGTAAAAATGTTGTTCTTGTATTGGATAATGCTAGAAAGATCAGAGAATCTACTTCTGAAAATGTAGACAAACAAGATGAAGAACACAGAGTTTGGTACGTTGGTGTAACAAGGTCTATGGAAAATCTTTATTTATTTAAATCAAAAAAAGAAAGGTATGGTTATCAATTATGAGTAACAAAGCATTTTTTAAACAAATAGGAGGAGCACATTATAAAAAGTATGAAATACAACCCTCTTTATTTATTAACAAGAATAAGATACTGTTCGCTGAAGGCAATGCAATTAAATATATTTGCAGACACCAGGACAAAGGAAAGAAAGAAGATTTATTAAAAGCGATACATTATATACAAATGATTATTGAAAGGGACTACGAATGAAAGTACCTCTATTTGAAGCACAAAAAGAATGGGTTGAACCAGAAGATTTTCCAGATTTAAGATCTTATGATGAAATTGCAGTAGACTTAGAAACAAGAGATCCTGATCTTAGAAAAAAAGGATCAGGTTCTGTTATTGGTAATGGAGAAGTTGTTGGCATAGCTGTTGCTGTACCAGGACGATCTTTTTATTTTCCAATAGCACATGGATCAGGTCCTAACATGGATCGTAAAAAAGTCTTATCTTGGTTTGCTGATACAATGGCTTCACCATCAATAAAAATATTTCATAATGCAATGTATGACGTATGTTGGATAAAGAAATTAGGTATTAAAATCAATGGTTTAGTTGTAGATACTATGATTGCAGCATCTTTGATTGATGAAAATAGATTTAGATATTCTTTAAATGAATTGTCTTGGGACTTTCTTGGTTATGGTAAAAGTGAAATTGCTTTGAATGAGGCAGCTAAGTCAAGAGGATTAGATCCAAAAGAAGATTTATGGCAATTACCAGCAATGGAAGTTGGTGCTTATGCTGAAAAAGATGCTGAGCTTACATTAGAGCTGTGGCAAATGTTTAAAAAAGAAATAGTTCATCAAGATATTGAATCTGTATTTAATTTAGAAACTGATTTGTTTCCATGTCTAGTAGATATGAGATTTAAAGGTGTAAGAGTTGATATAGACCGAGCACACAAATTGAAACAACAATTAACAGCACAAGAGAATGAATTGTTATTAAAAGTAAAACAAGAAACAGGGATAGAACCCCAGATTTGGGCCGCAAGAAGTATTGCAAAAGTTTTTGATAAGCTTGGCTTACCTTATGATACAACTGAGAAATCATTAGCACCATCCTTTACTAAAAATTTTTTACAAGAGCACCAACACCCTATAGTGCAAATGATTGCTAAAGCAAGAGAAATTAATAAGGCTCATACAACTTTTATTGATACAATCATTAGATACGAGCATAAAGGACGTATTCATGCAGAGATCAATCAAATAAGATCAGATCAAGGTGGAACTGTTACAGGACGATTCAGTTATAATAATCCAAACCTACAACAACTTCCAGCAAGGAACAAGGATCTTGGACCTTTAATTAGATCTTTATTCTTACCTGAAGAAGGTCATACATGGGGTTGCTTTGACTATTCACAGCAAGAACCAAGATTGGTTGTACACTATGCATCATTACATCAATTTCCTTCAGTATATCCTGTAATAGATTCTTATAAGAATAATCCTAATACAGACTTTCACCAGATTGTTGCTGATATGGCAAACATTCCAAGATCACAAGCTAAAACTATTAACCTTGGATTATTTTATGGAATGGGTAAAACAAAACTTCAAGCTGAACTTGGTGTATCAAAAGAAAAAGCTGCAGAACTATTTGATCAGTATCATGCTAAGGTTCCATTTGTTAAACAGTTAATGAACTCTGCATCTAATAGAGCACAAGAACGTGGTCAGATTAGAACATTACTTGGTAGATTATGCAGATTTCATTTATGGGAACCAAATCAATTCGGTATGCATAAAGCCATGCCTCATGAAGAAGCACTCCAGGAACACGGACCAGGGATTAAAAGAGCTTACACTTACAAAGCTTTAAATAAATTAATTCAAGGTTCAGCTGCTGATATGACTAAAAAATCTATGTTAGAGTTATATAAAGAAGGAATAGTTGCTCACATTCAAATTCATGATGAATTAGATTTATCAGTTGAATCTCCTGAACATGCTAAAAAAATTATTAATATAATGGAAAACGCAGTAGAACTCGATGTTCCAAACAAAGTAGATTATGAATCTGGTGAAACATGGGGTGATATATATGATTGATTATGTCTTATCTTAATGCTAACATTCCGCCGATTTATTGTAAGATAAGGAGAGAATATTTATATGACTTACGAAAACATAAAGGCGAAACTGAAGACTGTGTGGTCTTTGCTATTGCAAGTATTCCAGGGCGTGCAATCTTATTTCATGCTTTACTTACGAATGGTGCAATATATTGGAGGCTTCCTATCTCTGCTTTTGTTCAAAGAGGAAGCAGCAGTAGTATGCATAAAGGAAAAATGGAATCTCCAAATCTCGAAGATCTTGAGTTATGGAATTCATTTAGTTATTATCCTGCTATTACTACTTTTGATTTTTTAATTGGACAACGTTGTAAATATTTAGGAAAAGATAAAAAATTTATTTATGGAGAATATTTATTCACAATTGATTGGGCTCATCCGGAACCTAATATCATCGATACTGAACATTCTGAAATTCCCGATCAGCATAAGTGTGCTCATGTATTGGCTCTTGATGACGGTAATTTTGCAGCTCAGCCTAATAATCGTATTCTGTGGAGTATTCCTAGCTTTACAACTTCAACACATTGGCCGGATTATAAAGTGCAAACTACAGAATGGAATGTCGAAAATAAAAACTGGAAAACAGATGATACGGATGATATGTTTTACCAGATAAATGAGTCTCAAAAAAGTTAATTGTATTAACAACCTGGCAATTGGAGATGTTGTAGGCATAGCTGTTGCTGTACCAGGACGATCTTTTTATTTTCCAATAGCACACGGATCAGGTCCTAATATGGATCGTAAAAAAGTTTTATCTTG